AAAACTATAAATGGGGTGATAACTGTTTCGCTTAACCAACTTGTACCTGTAAAACCTTTTTCAATCATTAGGATTGCTGTAAGGATTATTTCCCAGGTTACTAATGATTTTAATACTTTAAGAGCTTTATATGTTTTAAATCCTTCCCTTTTAATTCCAGCTATAACACCGAAAAATCCATCTAACAACAATACAGCTGCTACAGCCAAAAACTGTTCAGCATTCGCCATTGTTAATTCCATAAAATAGGAACAAATAAATCCTATTGATGCTGCTCCAGCTACTGTTACTTTCATGAATGTTGATTTGATCATCTTTAGTGTAGGGTTATAGTTTGTATAAAAGCAATTTTAATACGAATCCATAATCTTTGTATCCAAGATAATGATTTAAATTCTTCTGTTTTATAAATATCTTCTAACTCTTTCATTACAAACTGGTGAGCATGTCCATTAACTCTTGTTGTGGGAACATATCTACTTTATCTTTTCTTGTGTTAGTATGAGTCCAAAGACCTTTTACTCTTCCGTAATAAGCATCTTCGTTCCATTCAAAAGCATCAGCGCCTTTTTCTTTAATTAAAGCAGGTAAACCAGCTCTTACATCAATGTTATCTCTTTCAGCAATCCATAAAATCCATTTATGTAAAGCTTCAATTTGGGCATCTGAATAACGATGCCATAATTTATGTCCTCTAAATTCTTTTGATAATTCTACAATCTGTGAATCTGCGACTGTAGTACCTGCGTAGGTTTTACCATTTACAACATAACCAAAGTTACATACTTCAATACCAACTGAATTTACATGCATTTTCTGGGAGCCATTTTTACCTAAATGCCAACCATAATCTCCATGTGGGAATGCTTGTACCATTTCTCCATCGTATTTGTCATCATTTCCTTTTACTGAAGGACCTCCTAATACGAATTCTGTAGCTACTGCACCTCTTGAATCATTAGCCCAATTATCAATTGTTTTGTATGGGTTGTGCCAACCCGCTGTGTGGTGTAAGAATAACCACTCAGCATTGATGGGGCCTTGTTTATATTCGCCTACTGGGAGGAAGTGTCTGTGAATTACTAAACCATTATCGGTTGTATAAACTTTTTCAGAAGCATCTGTAGTGGCTAATCCCATTGCGTCCCAAGTTTTAGGACCTACAATACCATCGGCAACTAAACCGTTATTAGCTTGCCATTTTTGAACAGAAGCTTTAGTTCCTACACCAAAAATGCCATCAGCATCTATATTGAGAAACTCTTGTAATTCCTTTACTTCTTTACCTCGTGAACCTACTTTTAGTAACATAATTATTCTCCTTTTTTCGTAAATATTTTTGTGATACCATCAATACCAAATGAACCCAATGTGATGATCACAAAAGAGTTAAATACAGTATCGGTAATTACTAATTCCTTGCCTAAAATACCTGTGATTACGTCTGCGGCAGCAAAAAGCACCATTACTGCGAATGATGCGAATCCAACGATATTTTTTTCATTTAAATCGTTGCTATCTTTGAATATATCTCTAAATGCCATAAGTTTGTTTTTAATAAAATTCATCAGGGAAACTATTAAGTGGAACTGTTTATTAATAAATATTAAAAAAGGGCGCTAATGCGCCCTTCTTAGTTCTAAATGGAAATTTTTTTTAAAATTTTATTTTAGTAAACCTTTTACCCAAGATTTTACAATATCCCAGTTACGAGTTGCAAATACACCAAACGCAAATCCAGCGTAAACTTTGTAACCAAAGGCCCATAAAAATAGACCTGCGATAAGGCCTAATACACCTTCAATTCCATTTGCTACAATCCAATTTTTTACAATAGTAAAAATAGATTTGATAAAATTTAATACACTTTTCATAATAATTTATTTTTGTTGTACGTTATAAATATTGTTAACCATCACAAGACACACAATCTACAGTTCTTGAACCAAGATCCCCTTTAATTACTGAATCTGTTCTTAGGTAATATAATGTTTTAATACCTAATTTCCATGCTTCCATATGTACCTGATTAATCCATTTTGGTGAATCTGTAGGTGAAAATGATAAATTAAGAGATTGGGTTTGGTCAATATATTTTTGACGAATAGCTGCTTGTTGAACAAGTGCTAATTGATTGATCTCTGGGAAAGTTAAGAATACTTCTTTTTCATCTTCATCTAATATCTCATGAGATAAGTTTTGCACTGAACCATTATCAACTAAGATTTGGTCCCAAACTTTATCTGTATTGTATCCTTTAGATTCTAGAATTTTTTCTAATTCAGGATTTTTAACAATAAATGTTCCTTTAGCTCCATTAAATGTATAAACATTTGCCGGTTGAGGTTCAATACCAGCAGAACAATTATTAATACGTGAATTAGATACTGTAGGGGCAATAGCTAATAAATGGGTGTTACGCATGCCTGTTCCTTTACACCAAAGTGGTTCGCCGTATTCTTCTGCTAATTTTCTTGATGCTGCTTCTGCTTTGTTTTTAATATCACTGAAAATAGTGTGGGTCCAAGCAGTTGAAGAAATAGAGTTAAATGGTAAATTTTTCTGTTGTAAGAAAGTATGCCAACCCATTACACCTAAACCTAATGCTCTACCTTTTTTAGCATGTCTGTGGGTACGAATCATTGAATCTTTACCATTGGTTTTTTCAATAAATTCTTCCATTACACCATCTAAGAAATAAATTGCGGTTTCAACTACATCTGTATTTTTCCATTCATCATACTTAGCTAAATTAAGCGAAGACAAACAACAAATAAAACTATGTTCCTCATCTGTATGGAGTGTAATTTCAGTACAAATATTAGTCATGCTTACATCAAGGTTATTCATCATGTAAGCTAAAGGATTTGCCTTATTAACATTATCCTTAAACATAATATATGGTTCTCCAGTTTCTACACGCGATTTAAGAATTTCAAGCCATAATTTCATTGCCTCAGGATCTCTATCATTTAATCTACGCATAAAAGTGTCATCAACAACAGCACATTGGTGTAAGTTTAAACACTGTCTGTTTGGATCCCCTTTAGGTCTACGAATTTGTAAAAATTCTTCAATATCAGGGTGATTAATATCTAAGTTTACTGATGCTGCCCCCCGTCTTACTGAACCTTGATTAGTTGCAATAATAGTTGAGTCATAAATTTTAGCCCAAGGTACTACACCTTCTGATTTGCCATTTCCTCTAATTGGTTCTCCTCTACCTCTAATTTTTGACAAAGAAATACCAACGCCTCCTCCATAAGAGGTAAGACGCATAAGCTCAGCATTCGTGAGACCAATCCCTCTAACCGAATCAGGAGTATCAATCCCGAAACAGCTAATAGGAAGGCCACGGTCTGTGCCAGTATTAGATAAAACAGGGCTAGCAAGTCCAATCCATCCATTCCAAATGTATTTAAAAAATTTATTTTCCAAATCAGGGCGATTTAATCTCATTGCAATAGCATGAGCTACCCTTCTATATGCTTTTTTAGGCGTTTCACCAGGAAGTAAGTAACCTTTAGAAATAGTACTAAGTGCTACTTCATCCATGTATTCTGGGAAGTCTTTACCTCTTTCCCATTGTTTGTAATCTGCTATTAAATTGTTATCCATAATTAAAAAATGCTTTCATCCCACTCCATGTGGCCTTTTGAATAATTAGTAACTCGGTTTGCAAAGAAATCTGTGTGTTGTTTTCCTGCTGAAAGGTGGTCAAACCATTTCATTCTTCCTACAGCATTCATATCAACATCATCAATAATTGGTTTATAACCTAAATCTCCTAATTTTGTATTTACTCGGTTTTTAATAAAGTTTTCTAAATCATATTTGTTACACCCTTCTAGATCACCAAGTTCATAAACTTTTTCAATAAAATCCAACTCAAGTTTTAAAGATAATAAAGCTGCTTCATTAATTGCTGCCTCTAGTTCAGGTGTTTTTAATTCTGGGTTTTCTTCAATTAATGTTCTAAATAACCAACACCCAGCATCTGAATGCATTGATTCATCTCTAATAGACCATTCAACAATTTGACCTACACCTTTAAGTTTATTACGCATTTTAAATGATAATAAAACAGCAAATGAACTAAATAAGTTTACACCTTCAGTAAATGCTGAAAAGATAGCTAATGATTTGGCTCTTTCATGCCAATCTACTTCACCATTAAATGAATCTCTTACATTCATAAGATTTTCGATTTTAGCCATTGTTGTTTCATCCTCTAAGAATTCGCTAAAATCATCTAATCCTAACTCTTCGTTTAATAATGAATATGCTTCTGCGTGGATTGTTTCGAATGCCCCAAAAGTTGTAGCCATCATAATAACTTCTGGTTTTCTAAACCATTTTGTTACTAATCCTGACCAATAATCGTTTACAACTGTTTCTGTTTGAGCAAATCCTTTAAGAATAGACCCAATAATATTTTTTTCGGTTTCAGTTAAATTCTGTTTCCAGTCATTAACATCACTCATCATAGGCACTTCAGTATGAAGCCAATGTGCCTGTTGTTGTTTCATCCAATACTCATGTGCTTTTGGATATTCAAAAGGTTTGTAAACAATACGTTCTTCTAGTAAAGATTTTTTCTTTGCCATTGTAATTTTTTAAATAAAAGTTAGGAATTCAGTTCGAAAAACTTATTAGCCAGCATTTTTTTATCAAACTGATCAAAATTATCATAACTGTTTGTATTAGAATTAGTAGGTGTTTCGTCATCATCATCAGGTGCATCTGTAATTTCGAAATGCCCAGTTGAAGTGTCAGCATTTAGATAAAACGTTAAGCCGTCCATACCATACCTGTTTTTCATAATGTGGAATCTACCAGTGTTCTTTACTTTATCTTCTTTTTTTCTTGAAAGAGATATAGCTACATCGGTAATCATAATTTTATCATAGCTACCGGCAGCTTTATCACCTTCAATTACGTCATCTTTAGCTCCTGCTCGATTTACTTGAGATACACTCCAAATAGGAATATTAAGCTCACGTGCAAGACCTTTAGTGCTAGTATAAATATCATCTAATTCTA